CCCTCTAGTCGAATGGAGTAGTGACGGAAAGTCAAGTGGGGCCAAAATAGGGAAATTTGACAGCCACCTGCTTTTCGTGCTAAAAGTCACCTACCACGCCGGGGGTTATAGGAACGAAATGATGCTGCTGTGGTTGGTGTAGACTCCTAGTCATGCCCCACTCAGCCAAATCCTCCCGCTCCAACCTCACTGGAGCCGCCCCGAAGAAGCGGGCCTACGGTCAAGGGGCCTCCGCAGCCCGAGCCAACGCGACGCAGCGGTCCAAGATCCTGCACACCTCGACATCTCTGGTGACCCAGCCCCTCGGCAAGCCCACTGGCGGCGCTCATCTGCTCGCCCGCAACTTCACCCCATCGGTGAAGAAGGGGCCGCGGCTGATCCGGTGGGCGAATGAGGAGCAGGAGCAGGCTTTCAACTACGGCCCCTACCCTCTGATGGCTTCGGGGGGCTTCGGCGCGGGGAAAACCTATGCGCTGTGTCTGAAAGCCATGCTGCTATCAGACCTCTACCCTGGCAATCGGGGCCTGATCGCTAGAAAACAGGGCGAGAAGCTGAAAAAGACCACGATGAAAACCTTTTTCAAGGTTTGCCCGCCTGAAGCCTACCTGTATGGGTCTCGCAGCGATCAGGCCAAGAGCCTCACGCTCAACAATGGCTCCGAAATCCTCTGGTCCCAGCTTGATGACTCCGAAATCATCGAACTGCTCCGCGGTCTGGAGATCAACTGGTTCCTCATCGACCAAGCCGAGGAGGTTTCTGAGGAAATCATCGAAGTCCTGATGCGCCGACTGGGCCGCTGGGATCAGGCGACTGTGCCGCAGTGGTTGATAGACCGCGAGACCGCCGCTGGCCGCGAATGGCCGTGGTGGAACAAGGAGACAGGCCGCGCTCTCCCGCCCACCTACGCCATGTTTGCGTGTAATCCTGACCATGAGCTGCATTGGATCTACCGCCGCTTCCACCCCGAGTCCCCCGAGTGGCAGGAGACCTACTCCAAGCAGGGGTACAAGATGATTAACTTCGACTCCACGAAGAATCTCTTTCTGCCCGACCAGAACAAGGAAGCTCTGCTCCAGGGCACCAAGGAGTTTGTCGCCCGCTTCGTCCGCGGCGAGTGGGGCATCCCTGAAGGCCAGATCCACAAGATTGACGCTATGTCTTTGCTGAAGTGGAGCCCTGAACTCGAAGAACACCTCAAGACCTGCAAGAAGTCTCGGACCCTCGACCACGGCGAGACAGCCCCCACTGTCTGTCTCTGGTGGGCTTTGGATAAGTGGGGCAACATTTTCTGCTACCAGGAGTACTACCAGCCTGACCGACTCATCTCGTTCCACCGCCAGCGAATCTATGACCTGTCCCTCAAGAAAACCGTCAGCCACATCGGCGGCTCCACTCAGGAGGAGTGGGTCCCTGACCACTATGTCTCCGATCTGGCAGACCCCTCGATTTTCAATCCTCGAACTCAGCGCGGAGTTTCTGTCTCAGTTGCAGAGGAATACTACGAGGTCAATGAGGCGAACACAGACAAGCACACAAGCATCTGGTGGCAGCGCGGGGACAACAACGAACTCGGCACCCGAAACCGCATCAACGAGTTCCTGCGCCTCGACCCGGCACATCGACATCCCCTGACCGGTCGCATGGGGGCACCGCGGCTGTACTTTGTCGAGCGGACTGCTGACTACACGCATGGGTGTGTCGAGGTGCTGCGTGAGACCCGCTCGCAGCGGCGCATCAAAGTCGGGACCAAGGATGGGCAGGACGTGTTCAGTGACGACAGGGATGAGTCCATCGTTGACCATGCCTATGACGCGCTTAGGTACAGGCTCGCAGACATGGATGCCCTCCCCGTCGAGGCCATTCGCCGCCCTGCCCCCGGCACCGTGGCTCACACCATCGCTGAGTTCAAGAAGGCTGACAAGAAGCCCCGGCGTCGGGATAACACTTCGCGCATGGCTGACCTACAGCGGGCAGTGCCGCGGCTGGCTGCATTCTTCAGGAGTCGATGATGCGCGTAGTGCGGGCCGAATTGTCGTTTGCGAATGACTGGGTAGCCATGCTTCACCGCCACCACAAGCCTGTTACTGGGCACCGCTTCTCCCTCGCGGCAGAGTCGGATGGCTCTATTGTGGGGGTCGCTATCGTGGGCCGTCCTGTGGCCCGCAATACAGACCAGATCAATGTTGCGGAGGTATTGCGGCTCTGTACCGATGGGTCCAAGAATGCGTGTAGTTTCCTCTATGCTGCTGCGGCGAAGGCAGCGCGGTGCCTTGGGTTCCGGCGCGTGCAGACATTTATCCTGAAGTCAGAGCCGGGGACTTCACTTGCAGCCGCAGGGTGGACTCGGGGGCACACTTCTTCGGGGGGTGACGGGTGGCAGTCGCGCAGGGGGCGCAGGACTGACCAACCCACTGAGCCCAAAGTGCTTTACTACAAAGACCTGATGTAGTATCAGGGTATGGCAAAGCGAACCTTCGACATGGAATCTGGCCGCTCTGTGGGCGGGGCGAAGGGCCGCGGCTTGAAAGCCGCCAAGCCCGCCCCCGCGACCAACGAGTACGTCATCAGCCCGAAGGAACTGAAACTCTGTAGATACTGGCAGAAGGAAGCCCGGCTGGCCCAAGCTGCCTACGATGAGTGGGCTGATACCTACAAGCCCGCCGAGTTGGAAGCCTACTACCAGGGTCCCGGCCAGTGGCCCAAAGAGCAGCGCGGCAACTACGTCGCCAACCTGTTCTACCAGTCCATCGAAGTGAGACGGCCCAGTCTCATGTTCGGCATCCCCAAGGTCAGGCTGGAGCCCCGCCCCAATCGCTCCGACGACCCCATGTCCTCCATCGTGCCGCGGTCCAAGCTGCTTGAGGACACGGTGAATGCCCAGATCCAAGACCCCGACTTCGGCTTCCTCGACGAGCTCTCCTCCAGCATCCATGAGCATTTCTTCGCGTTCGGCGTCTCGGAGTGTGGCTACTCCGCCGATGTCACCGAGAACGAGCGGCCCGAGAAAGAGATGGACCAGGACGAGGAGCCCGAGGCCGAGTATTCGGTCGAGAACGAGACGCTGTGGGTGCGCCGCATCCCGGCCAATATGTTCCGCATCTCCATCAGCGGCAAGAAGCGGCTGATTGCGAATGACTGGACCGGCTACTTCGAGTGGGTCGCGCTGGAGGACATCAAGGCCAACCCGCTGTACGAAGGCCGGACCAAGGGGCTCCGCGGCAAGGCGACGGGGACCGCGGACACCTCGTTCCAGACCCTCGTCCCCTCCAAGTTCCAGCAGCTTCTCAACAACGGTTCCATGACCGGGGCGAATGACTTTGGCGCTCACACCACCGGCTCGCAGAACATGGTGCTGCTGTTCAAGGTCTGGGATCACCGCAAGAAAGTCCGCCACGTGTTCCTCGGCGCTGACTTCTCCCGCGCCCTGACGCCGCCCGAGGGCAAGCCCTGGACTGTCTATCCCTTCAACATCCTCCGCGGCCCCGGCGAAATCCTCGACTCGGGCTACCCGGTCCCGCCCACCTATAACTGGCGTGCGCCGCAGGACGAGATCAACGAGCGGTCCGAGCGGATGCGGGTGCATGGGCGCAGGTTCAACCGCAAGTATGCCGTGGGCGACCGGCGCATGGACCCGTCCGAGGTCGAGAAGCTGGAGGTCGGCGCTGACGGTACTGTGGTCTGGGTCAAGGGTGACGCGCAGACGGCCATTGCCCCAATTCAGGATGCCATGCTCGATCCGCGGACCAATGACGCTGAAGCCCCGAAGCAGGACTTCGTGCAGGTGTCAGGCATCGGCGGCGAGCAGAGGGCGCTGGCTGATTCCGAGACCGCGACCCAAGCCAACATCATCGAGGTCAACACCAAGGTCCGCGAGACTGTCCAGCGCGAGGATGTGGTGAAGTTCATCAGCGGGACCGCCCGCACCCTCTGCGAACTGGTCCAGACCTACTGGACAACGCCCATGTTCATCAAGACGAATGTAGATCTGGAATCCCTGCGGATGGGTAATCCCGAGGCAGTGCGTGAGGCGCAGGACATCGCTATTCTCGCGCCCGAGTTCAAGAAGGTAGTGGCTTCCGACTACGGTGACCGCGGGGACTACCTGTACGAAGTGTCACTGAGCATGGAGTTCCTGTCGCCGGGGACTGAGGACAAGGACCGGCAGCAACTCATCATGCTGATCCAACTCCTGTCCAACCCGATGATGGTTCCCGTGCTGTCGGCCAGCCAAGAAATCTTCCGCAAGCTCCTCTATAGCTTCGGCATCAAGTCGGAGCATGAGATCAGGGAGTACACCAAGGTCCTACAAGGGGTCGGCGGCATGATGGCGGCGGCTCAGATGGCGCAGGGTGGCGCACCGGGCGCTGCGGGTCCCTCGGGTAACCCTGGCGGCGGCACGGCGCAGGAAGGTGGGCTGGCGGATAACCAAGCGATTGCAGAGCAGCTTCAGTCTCAGGGGATTGTGCAATGACCGATGTGAAGTGTGAGAAGTGCGGCAAAGCTCTTGAGATCGGGGACTTCCCCTATTGCCCCCACGGGCGCGGCCTCGGGATGCTCGGCGAGTTCAAAGCCTACTGGGAAGAAAATCTAGGCCCTGAGCCGGTCTACATCACCTCGCTGGCCCAGAAGCAGAATCTCTACAACGACAAGGACGGGTCCCGCGGCTACAAACTGGTAGACAAGGACCTCAGCGTCCGCAACTGGTCTGATGCTAGGGATCGCCTGATGGCCCGCCGCGAGAAGGCCCAGAGGGATGCGCGAGAGCGGGCGTGACTAACAGTCTACACCCGATTTCTGTGGCCCGCTTGACACAGTAACTGCGCCGTCCTACTCTCAGAACATCCTGACATCCCGTCAGGTGTTTTTGAGGTACACCCCTGTGCAAGCCGACCTGACCACGGTGACCAGGACATCGCCCGATCTGTCGTAATGGCAGCACTCGGCCAGTCCGAAGAGTCTCCAGTCGAGGACGATGACGCGGGCGACACGAACGCGACATCCACCGCCGCAGACGACGTTGAGGACTCGGATGAGTCTGCGGATAATCCCGAGGAAGCCGAAGAAGGTGCTGAGTCTGAGGACGAGGAACCTGCTGAGGAAGTAGAGACCAAAGGTATCGAGGAGGACTCTCCCTTCTCTGCCGCCGACAAGGCTGCGATTGCTGCCGACCCGAAGCTCGCCAAGATGGCGAAGGGGATGCAGCAGTCCTACACCGCTCGGATGCAGGAGTTGGGCGAAGTCAGGAAGTTCCGCGAGCAACTGAAGGGGGACCCGAAAACAGTCCTCCAGCGGATCGCAGAGGCCAATGGGCTGAAGGTGAGTTTCGACGGGCAGGCGGCTACGGCTGCTTCCCCCGTGG